TAGCTGCAAGGGTCGATTTTACTATTATTAAATATTCCATGCAGAAATCTGAAAGTTTGATTTTTGTACCATCAGTAAAATTACCGTTTTTAACTTGTTCCTCAAAATGAATTTTCTGCCGTTCAAACTCGCGTAAAATCTGTTTTTCAGTCATTCCGATTGGAGGAGTCCATGTGTTCGTCTTAACTATTTTTTTCCCATTTTGGTCATAACCACATGAGACTATTAATTGATAGTTATTACCACGTTTGTGTGCAGAGGCCATATTATTTCACCTACTTTGATATTGAGATTTTGATATTAATACAGTTATTTTATCGATAGTTCAGATTTTTTAGAAAGTAACCAAGTTAAGAATTCTTGTTCTGTTCTAATGTTCTTTTTTACATCAAGCTTCCATTTTTTTGACTGAGTTTTAAAATCCGTAAAAAATTTACTATAATCCTGATTATCAGGGTTACGCTTAACTTGCATTAGTATTGACATATATATGCTTCGACACATACCATCTGCAACATTTTTTTTGAGTTTATTTAGATATGTTAGTCTCGCACCATATTCTTTGCATGTTTTTGTTTTATCTTGAGGGCTAATGTTACTGCAATAAACCTCATCAGTCCTAGACTCAGGAATAAAATAGTTACCGCAATTTGGACATTTTTTAAAAACGATTTTATTTGCTCTAGACAATGCATGGTCAAAACTAGTCAAGGTTTCTATATTTTCAAACGAATAAAGAAGTGAAAGCTTTGAGTCGACTAAATATATTCTGCATATAATTTTTGATTTATCATACAAGAAATCTAGATTGACGTTACTTTCATCTATTTCGTGTAAGATTTCTGTAGTTTTTCACACAGAATGCGAAATCACCTGTCCGAAAAATCTAACATGAAAAATCCCGTAAAAATCCGAAAAACGGCTTAAATAAGCGGTTAATCAGTGAAACAAATAGAAATTATCTGTAATTTTTCGCAAATAGTGTGCAAAGAAAAAATGCTCCTTTTTGAGGATAGGATAGGAAAAAATCAAAAAAATCATTGCCTTTTAAAAAACCTTTTAAGAGCTTTTAAATATTTAAAAGAAAGCCCGCGAACCCGCTTGAATGCTGGGTTTGTGGGCTTTCAAATTTCGCTGCCGGTCACGATAAAAAACGAATTTAAAAGGTCACCTTTTAAGAAAAACACGCGGAACACGCGGAACCTTTTAGGATTTGTCACGGAACTACTTCCGCGACCCTGTTTTGACCACCCAATTTTCTACATTAAACCTTTGTTTCGATAGATTTCAGCGGCTCTTAGAACCACCGATTCGGGCACATTAAAATATTCAGCAAGCTCCCACACCTCAGAATATCCTTCATTAATTGCCTGGTGCAGATCAGCAATTGGAATCAAGAAATTAATCATCCATGCGTCGGCACGATATTCCATTTGGCCGCGAATTTGCAGAGAGCTTGTAAACTTATAATATGTACCGCTGTGATAATGCCCTACCTCATGAGCAAGACGGTATAGCTCTTCTATTGTCGAAAGAATGACATTGTAATTCAAGCCAATACCGACACGATTCCCAGTTTCAGCAATAATCGAAGGCATGTCTCCAAGGGGGCAATAAATGATGTAGATGCCGTTTTGTTGTGCATCATCATATAAATATGTCAGCTTGTCCGTCTTATTTTCCCTCCATATCATCCTGTTGTTTAAGGAGTTTAACAAAAGCAATAACCGATTTTCGTTGGTCGTCAGTAAGCTCCTTAACCTCACCTGAAAGAGCAAATGAAAAATCGTCAGGGTAAATTTCATCCTCCGCCTTACTGGTGGAGGGTATTTTTTTACCAGTTCGTAGATAATCAACCGTTACATTAAAATACGATGCGACTTTTTCAAGAGATTTCAACGAAGGATCCGATTTACCTTTTTTCCATTCAGTGATTGCACTTGAATTTAAGCCGGCTTCTTGCGTAAGTTGTTTTGCTGAGATTCCCCGTTGATTCATTAGACTAATTATTATATCAACACTTTTCATTAATTCACCTCTATATCTGATAGATATTTTTTAAAATAGGCTAATTTTCGCAATCTATCACACCTTTTGTAATAAACAATATGTTGAAATACCCATATTGCCTTTTTAGCAATACGTATTTCATCTTCTCGTCTATTTCGTTTTTTGTAACAATATAACAGCCAGTAATAAGGGCCTGAAGCATCCGTATTATCATTAACTAAATCTTCAAGAATTTTTAATACTTCACTATTATCTTTATTCATAAGCGAAAGTGCTTTTTGAATACGATTATAGTGATTTTGATTAATAATGTTTATTTTTTCACGTGGAATTTTTTTTGAGCCATTAAGATATCCAAGATGAAGTTGAAATACGGACATATCAATCCTCGTAAATTAGAAAATTCTAAATTAATATTGACAAATTAGAATATTCTAATTATAATATTCTTGTACTGTAATTCTACATGTAATTATAATACGGTTTTTGAATAAAAAAATCAATGTAAAGTTACATTATGAGAGGAGAAATTTATGAAAATGTCAAAGCGGCCTGCCTGGGCAATAGAAATTAAAACCATCATGCTGAAATTTGGTATAACAAATCGTCAAATAGCAGATGCCATAGGAAAAGGCGAACAATGGGTTAGTAATATTCTTACAGGTTACGCCGCAAATGAGCAGATGAAAAAGGAAATCTGCAATTATATTTATGTCATAACAAATTCGCAAAAAGTATCTTAAGGAGTAAATGGAAAATGGAAACTATGCAAATTAGCAAATCTGTTAATTTCGAACTGAAGGTGGTGGAACAGTGAGAAAGCCAAAGGTTTTAAAAAGTGGCTTAAAGCCCGGAGACAACGTCAATATGATCGATTGTTTTGAGGCGCAAAAATACAAGGACCGTATTTGGGAGGTTATGTCCGAGCCGTGGGATCTCTGCGGTTCGGAGGTAGTCAAACTTAAAGACAAGCCGGGAGGATTCGCTACGAGGTGCCTTAAAAAAGTGGAAATGGAGGCATCAAAATAAATAAAACCGAATATCTGTTAATTTGCCTAATGGAAGAATGTGCTGAAATTCAACAAATTGCCTCAAAAGCATTGCGTTTTGGACTTGGCAATCATCATCCCGAAAGGTTGGAAACAAATATTAAAGAAATTCAACGCGAATTGACAGACCTTGATTCAATACATTTTATGCTCATGAGGTCGGGAGTTCTTCCGTTAAAATATTCAAGTTTAAATGACATGTCACCAAAAATTGTAAAGGTAAATAGGTTTATGAAAATTTCAAAGAGTGCGGGACGTTAGAGAAGGATGCAACTGATGGATAAGATAACGCCGCACGGGGCGCAGTTGAGAGGAGCAGGGCAATGGAAGGCTTATTTTGTGGCAACAAAATTAACGGATATATCGTTACCTGCATCGGATCCGGCGCGGTGATCGGAGCGAATGATAAGAAAAAGGCCAAAGGGAAAAAATATGTCTGCTGGAAAAAGGGATTGTTTAACACTGTCCTTAATAGGAATGATCTCCTTCCCTTTGCTTATTACAATGATTATAGCCAAGCATATAAAGTCTATGAGGAGCTAAACGAACTTACAAAAATGGTAACCAGGATGCTATGGGGAGAGGAGGAAGACTCCGCCCGGCAGGGAGCGAGCGCAAAACCTCTTAATTAGTGTCATAAAACGGTCTCATAATTAGCTGAAATGGGGACAACCTTCCCGTCCGCAGGGACTGGCCGCCCGGCACTGATGAGGCAAGGCCAAAAGGAGAAGATAATCCAATATGAAAATCATCTCTTTAACAATTTCTCAAAAAACTGAGCATCAATTAGAGTTACTCGCCAGCGGGCAGACCGTCGTTGATTTCAATGGAATAGGAAACTGGACAGAACTCATCAACCTTTTAAAAATCATCGCTCAAAAAACAGTTGCCGCTGGCACGATCGGGAACTATCAGGAGGATATCAAAAGCATTCTTACATATTTGTCCGGTGTAAAAACAAAATTTACAGCAATTTCAGTCGGTGAAAACCGAAATCTGCAGATGCAGAAGCAGCAGGCTCTTAAGGTGTTCGATCAGCTCATAGAATACGTCAATCAAATGGCATATCTGCAGAATTTAAAATAGCCGAAACGGGGACAATCTCCCCGTCCTGCAGGAATGGCCTCCTGCAACTGATGAGGCAGGCCAACAATATAGCCTAAAGGCAGGTGACGGATACGGCTACGGAATTACTTACAGTTAAAGAGGTTGCAGTGCTCAAAGGGTGCTCAGAAAGATATGTCAGAAACCTTATATCTCAAAATAAAATCGAATTTACTCAGGATAAAAATCCAAAAAATAATAAAAAGCAATATCTTATCCCCGTCTCTGCCTTGGAGCCAAAACAACAGGCCAAATACTACAGGCATCAACCGAAGAGAGAAAAGCCGTTGCCGGACATGCCAATCAAGCCTCTCGACAGCTTTACTCTTTCAGAAAGAAAAGAAATTGATGGTTGGATATCGGTTATTAAAGAATGGCTCGGGTACCGCTTTGGAGAGGACAAACCCGAGGCCGATGAGCAGTTTGTCGCAGACATGCAAATTAAACATCCTGATATGAAAGTGTCAGTTGATAAACTATATCGCCGGTGGAAGGCTTGGCGCGATCAGGACTATGACGGACTGATTGATAAGCGTGGAAAATGGAAAAAGGGTCAGACCTCGATGCCGGATCTGATTTGGCAAGCGTTTTTATCATATTATCTCGATGAGGCTCAGCATCCTATTGAACGCTGCTACCAATATACACAGCTCTGGGCAAAACAAGCACATCCTGAAATGTTATTAAATATCCCGTCATATCATACTTTTTATCGAAGAATTCAAAATGACATTCCTGAGCCGGTCAAGGTGCTCGGGCGTCAGGGAGACAAAGCATATCACGACCGCTGTGCTCCGTATATCTCCCGCACGTATGACGATATGGAGAGCAACGACTACTGGATTGCAGATAACCATACATTCGATATTATCACTGCCGGCACAGACGGAAAGACACATCGCCTTTATCTTACAGCTTTCTTTGATGCTCGCGCAGGTATCTTCACGGGATTTACCATTACGGACAATCCATGCAGCGACGCCACATTATACGCGCTGCGCAAAGGCATCATGAAATATGGCATTCCGAAAAACCTTTATGTCGACAATGGGCGTGAATTTCTCACCCACGATGTCGGCGGCCTTGGCCACCGGCAGAAAAAAAGCACTGCAGAGAATTTTGAACCGCCCGGCGTATTTAAGCGTCTGGGAATAACAATGATCAATGCCCAGGTACGAAATGCAAAGGCAAAAATCATTGAGCGCCGATTTAGGGATGTAAAGGATCAGCTCAGCCGTGTCTTTGAAACTTTCTGCGGAGGGAATGTGATTGAGAAGCCTGAAAAACTCAAAGGTGTTTTAAAAGACGGGAATATACCAACCGATAAAGACCTTTTAAATGCCGTTGAAACGCTCTTAGAATACTATTTCAACGAGCAGCCATACGGTGGATCAGTTGCCCAAGATCGTGGGAAGCCGAGGATTGAGGTTTATCAGAATAATCTTCGCACAAAACGCGTGGCCTCTGAAGACGATCTGAATCTCATGATGATGCGCAGCTCCCGCCTCCAGAAGGTCGGTCGCCGCGGCGTTCACCTCGATATCTCAGGGGCTCGGATTGATTTTTGGAATTCAGACCTGCTCAATACATATTTCGGTCAGGAGGTCTATTACCGTTACGATCCGGAAGATCTCACACAGGTGAGGATCTACGACAAAGACGATCGATTTGTCCTGGTCGCGCAAGCCGACAGCACCGCGGTGCTCCGGTATGGCGCAGATAAAAACGATATCAAAGCCGCTCAGCAAAAGGTCAGACAGGTTGAAAAAGCAAACAAGACAACCATGCAGAACAGTATGCTTGCAGTTTGCGACCGTATTACCGCGCTTGATATTATCCTTGCCGATGCTGCTGGGAAGAAAGCCGCTCGCATGGTAGATCAGGGTGAAGGGGCCAAGATACTTGAGATCCAGCGCGTGGATGAACGACCGCTCCTGCAGGCGGTTAATGGCGACATCCCTCTTGATAGAATGGTGCGCAACCTCGAAAGAGGTAAAAATAATAAACCAGATTAAAAAATGGAGGAATTGAAATGGGACAAAACTATAATCCGGACATCCAAAGTCGGCTTGAGGCGTATATCCTCACTGTCGGCAGCCAGGCAAAGGCGGCGCGGGCAATCGGCCTTAGCGACTCGGTCATAAGCCAGTATCGCCGCAGCTCCTACGCAAAAGGCAATGTAGTCGACGTCGAAGGTAAACTTGAAGAGTATTTTGAGCTGCTCGACGAGAAACAAGCAGCAGCGGAGAAAGCGGAACCTTATCAGCCAGTTCAGGACGTCTACATACCAACCAGCATCAGTGAGGATGTCTATAAGGCTATTCGTTATTGTCAACTCAGCAAGGGCATAGCTGTCCTGCATGGCGACGCCGGGATAGGGAAGACAAAGGCTGCCGAGCAGTATGCCATAGACAATCCGAGCACGGCAATCTATCTGCAGGTATCGCCGGTGACCGGCAGCCTTGGAAGTTTTTTAAAACTCTTAACCCGCGCGCTGAGAATATCCGAGGGCCGCAGCAAACTTGATATGATCCTCAATATTCGCGACAGACTCGATGGTACCGATAAGGTACTCATTATCGATGAGGCCCAACATCTCCGGTTATCGGCGTTGGAGGAGATCCGGACGCTGAGCGATATGAATATAATGAGCAGTCGTCAGGGTATTGGGATCGTCCTCATCGGAAACACCGAAGTTTACGAGCGTATGCGTGGCCGTCAGCAAGCCAATTTTGCACAACTCTTCAGCAGGATAAAAATGAACAGGGAATATAGTACGCGTCAGGTTAAAAAAGACGATGTAGTTAAACTCTTCCCAGGGCTTTCTGATAAGGATAAGGAACTGAATTATATATATGGCATCTGTCAGAGCCGTTGGGGCATCCGCGGCGGCGTAAATGTATACAACAACGCCGTGGCATCTGAGAACGTTACATATGATGCCCTGTATCAAATGGCCCGCAACATGGGCATAGGGATTGTTTAGAATAACTTAAAGGAGTGAAAACATTGGAACCAGTAAAAACATCAATTGACCTGAGTGTTATGGAAGAAGTACAGCCCGCAAAGAATGGTTTTGTGTTCCGGATAGCCGCAAAGGGTCAGATATATATATCCCAAAAGGTATATAAAAAAATTCGTGAGAATCCAAATTGGCAGTCGCCCATTCGTTGCGGCGTATTCCTGAGTAAGGATGGCAGCACGATCGCATTGAGAATCGGAAATGAAGGCATCTGTGAGATTGTTGAGAGAGCCAATTCTCAGTTTATTATTACCGGGATTTCTATGAAATCCGCACTCGAAGAAAAAGGCGTACAACTTCCGTGCAAGTATAGCAGAATTAATTTTGACGAGAAGTCATCAGCGTACTTTGGAAAACTCATTAAATAGGTTGGAGGGATAAAAATGTTATGGATTAAAATTGTTCTGGCTTCTTTAGTTATCCTTTTAGCAGTTGGAATGTTAGCAGAAAAAACATTCTCTTTTAAAGCATTATTAGGTGGAACATCCCTGCTATTTGGATTGCTATTGATTGCCGCCGTTATGGTTACAGGAGGCTGAAATAATGATTACAAAAATAACTGGTGGTCTACATATTATCCTTATTTTTATTACCGGTTTGCTTTCCGGAGCCTTTATCTATGCCGGAATTGTAGAACTTTCACAGCGCGAGGGCTGGCATGTCGGGGGCGAGACCCTTATATTGCCCCTAATGATATTGCTCATATACTTCGGTTGGAGTATCGGAACCGAAATCAATAAACGTCAAAACTACTTAACAGGCTATCGTGATGGATATAAACTCGGCAAAGCAAAAGGCATTGAAGCGCTCAACAGATATGTGGCGGATGAAATGAAATCACAGGAATGCGCAGATAATCTGAAAAGGCATGACATCTCCTATTAACGCGGAGCTGCGGCTCCGCCCTAATGCGGCCTAAGACGGTCTCAAGCCCGCGTAAACGCAGAGAGGGAATAATGATATAGAACGGAGGTTGTCTTGTGAATATTTCTGAGGCATATATCAAAGCTGTCGAAGAAGGCGAGACGTGCATTGTTCGGAGCATAGGATTGATGAAATTCAGGTTTTTACAGCCGACGAAAGGTTATGGCTGCCTGAAGGCGGATCAACTCAGCCCTGTGTCCGGATTGAAAGTCCAAAAGCACTATAGTCTGCTGCCCGATGATATTACTGCCACCAATTGGGACGTCGCAAGAGACAAGGAGCTTTCGGAAGGTGTGTCGGGGGATGATAAAGAAACAGATCCGTCGAATAATGACATGGCCGAGGCCGCAATCGACACGCTTTATGATCGGATAAGGACCGAGAGCCTCAGCACCACTCTTTTGGAGATGGTACAATCTATCAAGATCCTTACCGAAATCAGCGGCCAAAAATCTAAACCTGAAGAAGGGAGTGAAAAAGGATGATCGTCAGTAAAAAGCTTGGCAAAAGAGGCGGCATTACTATCCCCCAGCAGTTACGTCATGCCGCGGGCATCATGCCCGGCGCACCACTTGATATCGAATCCGTACCCGGATCAATATTGATTACTAAGCATGTGCCATCCTGCTGCATATGCGGTAGCGTTGAGGATGTCGTGAAGGTACAGGATATTGAAATTTGCGCAATCTGCGCGGCATCGCTTGCCGACGAGGCAAGAGCAAAGCTGGAGGTGTCAAAGACTAATGAATGATAATAATAGGCTTGAAACCAAAGTAAGCGAGTATATTCGCCTTACGCAGGAGGCTGCGGAACTTAAAGTAAAAATAGAGGCTCTAAAAGGTTGGTTTGAAGCCCGCGGTGTTGAAGATCTAAACGCCACCAAAATCAAAACAGTTGATTACTGGGGTGATAATGGTAAGGTCGAAGTTGGCCGCAGCGAGACGGTAAGCCCCGTAGCCCTCACAATTTTGAAACAGATATTTGGGGAACTCTTTGACGAACTGGTTAAAGAAAAAAAGAGCTTCGAGATGACGGCTCCTTGCAAGCAGCTGCTCGCCCCTATCTTTCTCGGAAATTATATTGAAACGTCAATGAATGAGATTATCGAGCAGCTCACTGACAATGAAAAGGCGCGCGCAACGCTCAAAAAAAAGCTGCGTGGTAACTTCAAAAAGGACAAGGCGGCGCTGATCAGCATCGCAGGTCTGAGCGAGAAGGATGCTGAGTATTACGCCTATATGACTGCAGAGTCCACAGCTTACGCATTTTTCTGCCAGATATTAAGCGCTGCAAAATATAAAGGAACCCCTGAGCAGGCCAAAGAAATCATTATGGCGGCGGTAGTCGTCGAAGAAGGCGTCAAGGTCACAGTGGAAAGCGCCGACATATGACCAAAGAAATTTCCGACTACGTAAAACATAAAGCAGCTGAGACCGGAATAACCGGCATTGATTTACCGGATTTTAAAAGCTTTGATGAGGTCGACAAGTTTTTTAAAATAGCAGCATCACTTTTTGCAACATCGTTATTTAAGAATTAACAGGATAAGGAGGGCTGGCAGTGGAACAGGTCACAAAAGCACAAATTAAATCTATATATGCCCTTGGAGCTTCGCTGAGCATGGTTGAAAGAGATAATCACGACGATGCCCTGCATCAGCTCGTCGAGGGACTGACAGCGAAAAATTCAGTCACAACGCTAAGCTTCGATGAAGCAGAGCAGGTTATTACCGAGCTTATGAGCCGCATGCGCGGCAGCCACGTTCCCCCAGCCCCGCCCATATCCAAGCCTAAAAAATATGATGAGACACCGGGCGGCGTCACTACAGGCCAACAACGCCGGGCATGGCAGCTTATGTATGAACTTAAAAAGTTCGACCGGCAGCCGGTGGCGGCCACGCTTGGAGACAGGTTGTGCGGGATTATAAAGCGCCAGTTTGGTGTTGATGCTTCAGCAAAAAATCCATTCCGTTTTTTAAACTACCATCAGGGCGTACAGTTGATTGAAATGCTCAAAAAATACTGTGCAAACGCGGAAACGCGGCATATGCGAGGTGAGAGCGGATGAGTCTGATAAATAAAATCAAGATTGAGGATCTCGACGGGGATCAACATGATCTCGCTGAGCTCATCGGAATCGAACCGTACAAAGCTCTTGTTCAGACATATGGAGGATGTAATATCTACATTCAAAAAATTGATCGCTTGATCAGGGATACCCGTGATAATGAAATTCGTAATAAATTCAATGGTTACAATTTTCAGGATCTCGCAATAGAATATAATTTGAGCGAACGGATGATAAGAGAAATCACATCGGACGAGCTGAAGGAACTCAAAGCAAAGCCTATTGACGGCCAAATTAGCTGTTTGTAATTTTAATTCGATTTGAAATCAAATATTGAAGCGTTTCATTGAAGTATTTCATTGAAGCGCTTCAATATTTCTACGTGAGAAAATGAGTTAAGCTATATTTGTCCACTCCATTTCTCTCCTCTTATAAAGCAGTTCCGGCCGCCAGAAGCAGACCGGCGACCGGAAACTGCAAATTAAGTGATAATATCATTCGGAGGAATTTATGACAATAACACAACTCCTTCAGGTCGTTGCAATTATACTTACAATTGTTATTTTTGTACTGACTATCATTATTGGAATCATCGGTTTTTTTCTGCGTCGAACCATCGGTGAAGTTGATAAAAATTCCGATGATATAAAAACCATCAAAAAAGACTATGTGACAAGAGATGAACTTAAAACTTTTAAGGATGATCTGAAAGACGATGTCAAAAGGTTATCCGACAATATAGATGATATCAAGGATAACTATATAAAAAAAGATGATTTCGTGCGGTCAATCGCGGACACTAATAGCCGCCTGGAACGAATCTATAATTTCCTGCTTGGTATGAATGGAGGCAAGTGCAATGGATAAGGCTGAGTTGCATCGCAGGATTGATGCAGGGGAATTTGCCGAGAACAACGGCAAAATTTTGCGTACGATAAATATCCTGCTCGGCAAGAATATCAAGATTAAAAGCCTCCAATTTGCTCTGTCTGACATCAATACCGGAGTTTTGGCGGAGTCCTTGTTTTATCTGCAGGATGCGGGATATATAAAGGCCCGTAATATTTACAGCAAGATAGATGCCGATTTAACCGATTCCGATGAAAAGGATACCGAGGTACGCCTTACTGCGAAGGGCATACAGCTGCTCAAAGGATATGAATATAATCCGGCCGTCAGTATTTAAGGGGGACGTGTTATGGGAAATCGTAAGCACGGTGTTATTGACGGCCTTGCCCCCGCTCTTAAAGAGACCGTTGAGGAGATGCTGCTTGCAGGCAGTACCTATACCGACATTGTAAATTATCTCATTCAAAACGATATTTCAATATCAATTGCATCAATCTGCAGATATGCCAAATCATACAACGCCAGCGTGGCCATGCTAAATGTGGCCCAAGAGAATTTCCGGCGCATGATGGATGAACTGGATAAATACCCTGACCTTGACACTACGGAGGCTATGATACGGCTCGCCAGTCAGAACGTATTCAATGCGCTGGCGAATACGGAAGAAGATCAGTGGGCAAAGATCGACAAGGATAAACTCCTTTCGTCTGCCCTCGGGATCGTCCGTGCAGCAGCGTACAAGAAAAAGGTAGATATATCCGTCAAGAACGATATGGATACCGGCCTCGAGGCTGTGAAGAACCTTGTATGGGAAGCTATGGCTCAGGAAAATCCGACGCTGTATAAAGAAGTTGCCTCTTACCTTAAAACAAAAAAAGGCCAGGGCGTTATAAAGCCCACAGGAAAACCAAAAGCCCATTAATTTATATAGAGTGTTTTTGTGAATTCATCCGGAGGCTGATTTTCTTTCATCAACATCCAACCCGAAAGGGATGAGAGTATGAAATGCTATGTGCTGCAAGTGATTACAGGACAGGAAATTGAGATCCGAGAACAGCTCAGAACCCTCGGAATTGAGGCTCATGTTCCGCAAGAATTACGCATGATCCGCTGTGGAGGCACATG